TTCCTTATATTTTATGGTTATTACTAGGCAAGTATTTTATGAAATAAGCAATTCCTATTCCAAAAACTAAAAATCCAGTAAATAAATCTAGATGTAATGCGATTATTACACCTAAAAAAATAATTAAAAAACTTGTCGCAAATGCTAAAGCCAATAATATTCTAGTCATATCTTTTTATTGTTTAAGTTGTAGATTGCTTTAATAAATAAAGATTTATTAAATTTATTATTGTCAGCATAAAACAAACTTACAAAATCATTTATTAATTTTATATTATAAGGTTTATTTTTTGCTAAAATTTTTGCAATCTTTACATAGTATTTTTTACTAATCATATTTTTCCCCCTTTTCAACTTCAAGTATATATGTTCAAATTGCATAGGTCAAGGGCTAAGCTATGCATAAATGGAATACCTTTATAGGTTGTATGATGTTCTGCGTTTGTTCAGGTGTGACATAAGTATACAAGTTAAATGATTTAACTAATAAATAATTTTACAAATCATTTGCAATAACTTTTTTAAAATGCGATAAATAGATATGGATATTCCTTTTAAAAATAAGAATAATTTTAAAAAGCAAATTACTTGCTTTGGTTATTCTAAAAATGAAAAGGAAAAAACTATGTCAAAAAACACAAAAAACGTAATGGAAAAAAGTGAAGAAATAAAAGAGTTAGATTTTATGGACTCACTAAAATCAAATGAACAGTTAAGAACGGTTTTGCTTAAAGCTAGAAGTATCACTAAAAACTTAACTTCAGTTGTAGTTCCACAAATGGCGACAGCAATAAAATCTTTAATGACCGAAGCAAATTCGGGCAAGGTTGAAATTAAAGATTGGAATACTATGAAATATTTGAGAGGGCATTGTTATAAAGTGGCAAATTATGACAGAAGAAAAGACCTTAATCAAAATTTTGAAGTGTCTATAACTATGGCTGTTAGACTTGCAATAATGATGTTCAGTAAGCCCGAGCAATTTGACGTGACTAAAAATAATGAAATTTTAGTTATGGACAAAGTGGCGACACCATTTATCGAACAAACTAAGCAAGGTCAAAAAGGTGGTAAAAAAAAGGTCAAGAATACTAGTGAGGAATTAGTTGAAATTGTTCCTAGTACAATTAATAAAATATGGTCTGCCGAATATCCGACAGTAAAAAGACCAAACGCAAAAAATAGTGTGAATATTACTAGAAGTTTAAAAGAGGCATTAAACATTTTAGAAAATTTGCAAAATATTTGTGAAAGTAAAAACCCATCTAAAATAGTTGAAAAAATTAGTGATGAAGATGCTGGAGTAATTGGTAGCTTTGGGCTAATTGATTTCAATAAAATTAGAGATACTTTTAGCAAGTATGAAGAAAACCTATCAGGTGAAATTACAGAAAAAGTTTTATCTGCATAAGTAAATAAAAAGGAATATCCGAAAAAACCCCTGACTAAATATCGGGGGTTTTTTTTTGATTGCTCTAAAATAAGTCCCAGCTGAGCCATGCAATTTAAACATGGTACTTAGATCCATAAAAATTTACAGCCGTAGAGCTCTTTTTTGATAAGTGAGATATAGCTTAATTCTAGCCGATTTATACCCATGCAGTTTTTACATGGCTCATTAAAGAATTACTAAAAATTTACTAAGTGATTTACAGGGGGGTTATTAGGTACAAATTTTCACACTCCCCCCGTTCCCCATAGGTGTTAACTTAGTTTGATTAAAAAAATTTATTATTACTCCTAGCTAGATTTGTAGGAAACTATTTTGTTTTTTGGCGAATAAGCCTTGATTTTATTACGTGGGCAGGCAGGGGACACCCCCCCTATACTATAGGATATATATACCAATGCCAGAAAATCTCTAAAACCCATGTAAACCACCTGGTGGCTACATTTTAGGGCTAAATATTCCGACAATATTCCTATGTATACCCTAAGGGGGTAGTTGTAAAAGTACCTATACTATGGATATAGGACCCCCCTGGTCGGTACCAATTCTATTATACACCCCTATTCCGATTTTGTCAACGATTAATTTGTGCAACTCTGTCGCACCCACAAAATATATTAAAATATAGGTTGACAAAATTGATATAATGGCTATACTATAATAATAAGCACAATGTAAATCAAAAGGACACAATTATTATTATAATATACTTAGAAAGAAAGAGGTCATCACTGACTTACATGCTTAACTAGGGGAATTTTCCTAGGAATTCCCACAAACTAGAATAAAACAATGATTAACAAACTAAAAGATATATCCTTCAGTGACATGATGGAGATAATAAATGCAAAACATGGATTCTACTATAATACCGAATCAAAAAAGAAGCTTGACAGATTCACAGGAAAAGTTTCTAAACGTATTGTTCGGGGAAGCCCAAGGAAATCCCAAAAGAGCGGGAGAGTTGGCGGGTTACTCAGAACATTCTTATCCTAAAGTCGTACAGAATTTAAAAAAAGAAATAGTAGAACGTGCAGAGAGTTACTTAGCTGTACATTCTGCAAAAGCTGCAACTAAAATAGTTAATATGTTAGATGAGGATGGAACAACTCCACATGCTAACATAAGAATGGAAGCAGCTAAACAGATATTAGATAGAATTGGTATTGTTAAAAAAGATCAAATAGATATCAGTATGAAATCATTGCATGGAATATTTGTATTACCAGCAAAAGATGATGATAAAGAAAAAAGCTAGAACAATTCCATTTGGTTATAAGTCAGACTCGTCAGGAGAATACTTAGAACCTATACAATCAGAATTAGAGGCACTTGATCAAGCAAAGAATTATTTGAAGACTTGTTCATTGAGAGAAACTTCAGAATGGCTTCATAGAAAAACAGGAAGATACATATCACATGTCGGACTTAAAAAAAGAATTGAACGAAGTGGCACCTCCGAAGCCAAAGAAGAAAGAAGTCAAACAGAAAGCCAAGAAGTCAGCCAAACAGATTTTAGCACGGACACGAACTAAAGTTGCTAAAGCAGAGCAGACATTACGATCTGCTAAACGTCACGCAGAAAATGTTAAAAGTAATTTGTTATCCATTAATAAAACATTAAATGGAAAAGAACAACAACTAATAACTGAAGACGTAATCGAGAGTGCTCCCAAGGCAATACAAGAGCACATAAAAACGCAAGAAGTAATCTTTAAACCTAACTCAGGTCCACAGACAGAATTTCTTGCAGCTTCTGAAAGAGAAGTATTTTATGGTGGAGCAAGAGGCGGTGGTAAGTCATACGCAATGCTTATAGACCCACTACGCTATTGTTCTAAGGCTCAGCACCGAGCACTCCTAATCAGAAGGACGATGCCTGAGTTGAGAGATTTAATTAATCATTCTCAACGTTTATATGGCAGGGCGTTCCCAGGAGCAAAATGGAGAGAACAAGAAAAAGAATGGCGATTCCCATCAGGGGCAAAGATCGAGTTCGGTTACGCAGAAAACATGACAGATGTTTTACGTTACCAAGGTCAATCTTACACATGGATAGGAATAGACGAACTTCCACAATATCCTTCGCCAGATATATTTAACTTTTTACGATCATCTTTACGATCAGTAGATAAGAATATTCCTGTGTATTTACGAGCCACAGGTAATCCAGGTAACATTGGTTCACAATGGGTACGAGAAATGTTTGTTGAACCTGCAGAGCCTAATAAAAGATTTGAGATAAAGATTGATACACCTGTAGGAACTAAATCAATTACTAGAAGATTTATTCCTGCTAAGTTACAAGACAATCCCTATTTGATGCAGACTGATGATTATTATATCATGCTTGCATCTTTACCAGAAGTACAAAGAAAACAATTTTTAGACGGGGATTGGGATGCATATGATGATTCAGCATTTCCAGAGTTTAGCAAAGTTACACACGTGGTTGAACCTTTTGAGATACCTAAAGGTTGGTATAAATTTCGTGCTGCTGACTGGGGTTATTCTTCTCCTGCTTGTGTGCTATGGTTTGCTGTTGATTATAATAACAATCTATGGATCTATAGAGAATTGTATGTCCAAAAAATTACAGCAGATATATTTGCCAGAAAAGTTTTAGAATTAGAACATCAAGATTATATTAACTATGGTGTACTCGATTCAAGTACATGGGCTAAGCGAGGTGATGTTGGTCCAAGTATAGCAGAGACAATGATTAGAAATGGTTGTAGATGGAGACCATCTGATCGATCACCTAAAAGTAGAATTAATGGTAAGTTAGAGATTCATAAAAGATTAATGATAACTGACAAAGAACCAGGAATAAGAGTTTTTAAGACTTGTAAAAATTTAGTAAGAACTTTAAGTACATTGCCCCTCGATAAAAGTAATCAAGAAGATGTAGATACTCACGCAGAAGACCATGCTTACGATGCTTTAAGATATGGTTGTATGAGTAGACCTACACACCCTAGATATGCTGCAAGATTTAAACCTATGTTTAATCAAGACTTTAATCCTGCAGATACAAAATTTGGATATTAAGTGGCAAAAAAAATAAAGATACCTAA